TATATCATCTTCGGTTTGTTTTGTCAACTCAATGTTGCCAAATAAACCATGTATGTCTTCATTGTCCCTTAGCTCTTTGATGATATCACCTAAAAACAACCCAGCTTGTGAAAAGCTGTCTGAGACGATCAAAACATACTTAGACCGACGAAATAGTACTTCTGCAAGACAATAGGTGTAAGTAACAGCAGTGCTTTTACCATGACCACGAGGAGCAGCAATAGCCACAAACTTGTCTTTAGAGCAACATAAGTCCCATAACTCTCGATGGAACTCTGGGGTTTGAGTTGCTGAGTCAAAGTTCTTAACCAAGCAAGCGTTACTAAAACCCTCAATAACTTCACTAGACAACTCCATTAAACTTCATTCTCAATCACCAACGGCTTAGGGGTGATATCCTTTTCTTTAGGTTTAGCGAATTGTTTAAACTGTTCAGCCAACTGTTGCAACCTAGCATCGACAGTCTTTTCAATCTGTTCTTGCACTGGTTTAGTCTCAATGATGTCTTTACGTTCTAACATATCGTTAGCAACCTTAGCTGCGTCTTTCATCGACACAGGGACACGAATCAGCTCAGATGTCTTAGGGTCATATTGATAGTTACCTTTTTCAAGTCTATCTTCTGTGACGTCTAAAGCTCTAGACACAATCTTGTTTAAACGAGCATTGAGTTTAAGGTTGTCTTCAGCCTTGAGGTCATCGACCATCTTCTTAAACCACTCGGTATATCTCCAGCGATTAAATGTCGCTAGTGGGATATCTAGTGCAGCAGCAGTCTGAGCACCATTACCGATAGCTAGGAACGTAGTTGCAGCCTCAAGCTTTTGACTATCCGACCACCACTTACCTTCTGCTTTTAAATCTCGTTTCTTTCTACGTGTCATTTCTTTAGACAATCCTCTACTCGTTGTCACCATTATAACATATAATTATTTAAAAGTCAAGAGTTATTTTTAAAAACATAGGGGACATAAAAGACTTGACAAAAGACAAAATACCTGTTATAATTACTATACAGTAGTACTTAGTTACAATGTAGTTATATCTTAGTAACAATATAGATGTATTTAATATAATAATAAAGATAATTACTACATAGAGCTAAAGAGCACAACTTAGAGCTATAGAGCACACTATAGTACATGTTGTCTATTTCAATTATGTCTCCCATGCCTTTATGTAGGGCTGGAGAGCACACCTTAGTGCTGCCTTGGCACGACCCTACCCCCTATTTCAAAAGTTATGCCAGCGTTAAAAATAGCGTTATATATATAAATAAATAATTCTTTTTTGCCCTCCCCCGCCCTGTATCTCTAGGGAGAATCCTCCCCAGCTCTGCCTAGTCCTCCCTAGTTCCTTTGGAGGGTGTCGGGTCAATCTGTGCAGTCTACGCAGACCCTCCAGCGATCTGCTTAATTATTAGGCAGTGCCTCTTTTTTAGGCAGTAAGTAACCACACATTATTATTCAAAGACTTAGACCTCCTCAGCTCTGCTCAGACTTATATCAATATTGATAAGACAACTCACCTCTTTATAGCTCTAAGTTATATAGCCCAGCTCGTCAGCATTCCTCTATCTTGTCCCCTATAAATTGGCGAATCCGTCAGACCCTCCAAAGCTGTAAACCATCCAAAACCGATTAAAACGAACGCTAAGCCGTTTTCTCTGCTGTTGATGTCTTAACTCATCAACTCTGAGAAGTCGGCTATTCTATATAGACAAAGGGCTAGCGGTCTGTTTTCTAGGTCTTATATAAGATTAGGGTTTACCCTTAAGGGTTTTTATTTCTTGACGGACTGAAAACACAGGTTCAGAGTAGAGGCTAGCAGTAACGAAACACTAACCAAAAAGGAATAGAACGATGAAAGAATTAAACAAAAAACAAGCCGAAACAATTAGCCAGTTAATTAACTCGCTTACTATTTGGATGCTTGCAGTAGAACGCAATAGCAACTCAGACGCTCAGACCATCCAATACATGACATGGCACGACCAATACGCTGACAAGCTCGCTGAGTTCGGTATTGATGTCGTTCGTTACAATCACCCTATGGAGGCTTAATATAATGAAGAACTGGCAAGCATTGGCAATCTTAATCGCTTTATTGGTAACGGCTCAAGTAGTTTGGTATTTAACATCTAAAGGAGTAATCTAACATGGGAAACTTGGAACAATTTAAAAAAGATGTAAAACAATGCTCTAAAGTGTTTGGCTATGTTGCTTATAGCAAAGATGACGGCACAGAGTTTGAAATGAAAAAGACTGATGTTTTATTTGTGTTTAAAGATTACCCAGCAGATACTGAGGTTGAGTATAGAATAGACCCAGTTCATCGGTATTTGTATTTAGGCTAACTGATGAGGCTTGATGAGCCGAAACCCTGTGAAGGGTCTTAGTCAAATGAATCACTAACCACAAGATAGGAATAGAACCATGATACAAACAATTAACCTCCACGACTTCCGCCAAGCCTTTCACAACATGGGCAGAGGCGAGCAATTTTCTTATGAAGGCTTAACAGCTCTTTTCGACTATCTCGAAGCATACGAAGACGATACAGGCGAAACAATCGACCTCGATGTAATCGCCTTATGCTGTGATTATTGCGAGCTTACAGAGCTAGAAATCCGCTCAGCTTACGGCTTAGACGATTCCGAAAGCTCTACGGCTTACTTGCAACATCACACACAAGTAATTGGCACAACTGCCACAACTGTAATTTTCCAAAACTTTTAAGGAGTTATACAAATGAAATACGAAGAAATCAAATTCATATACGACGCTGACGAAAATATGACCCTTGAGGAGCTTTCCACAATTACAGGCGAAAGCATTGAAGACTTACACTTTATTTTAACTTGCACTGATGAGGAGTATTAAGAATGAAACTTAAACAACTAGGCAGTAATCAGACCGAATTAGTCCTAAATGACGGCACACAAGTCTTATTTAGTTATGAAACACCCGTAGCCTGTTGGATTGATGGGCAGTTTTACCGCACCGATAAACAATGGAGTCAAACAACTAGCCGACACATTAACAAATGGGCACATTGCCCAGTTCGTAAACCGCAATCTTTCTTTGATGTCTTAGCCTTGAGAGGGTCTGCAGAATGAATACATACGATTTAGACGCTGAGGCGTGCCCTGAGTGCGACGAAAAGGAGCTAGTCTATGCTCAAGTGTGCAACGGAATCCATTGCCAAAACTGCGGAGCATGGTTCAATTTAGCTGGTGAATTACTAGAGGAGGAAGCATGAGCACCGATATATTGACACTATCACAGGAAATTTACTTCGACCTGTGCGACCTGTTAGACAATAACGAATTAGCGGAGAAAATAGAGGGTTTTTATGAGTTTGAAGACCTGAGAGATTTTATCCACGAGCAAAAACAGAAAATATCACAGATTGAAAGATATTTAGATAAGGAGCTAGCATGAAATACATTATAGAAATCGATTTAAAAGAGGGTCAGAGCCTCCCAAGTGCGGAGGATATAGCAAGGCTCACCGATCCCGATTGGCACGCTGATTGGTGGCATATAAGCGATATTCAAGACAATTCTAGCGAGGAGATATCAGACGATATTGCAAGGGATGTACTTTACTTAATGGCTAAGTATTCAGATTGCAACGTGGGTATTAACTGGGATTCAATTAGTGTATGGACTGACTGGGCTATTGAGCAAGCAAAGGAGAAAGCATGAAAACATTTAAAATACTAGCAAGCTATACCGCTTATTGCTCTTTAGAGATTCAAGCGGAAAACATTGACGAAGCTCGGGAGATTGCACAAGAAACAGACGGAGGAGAGTTTCATTCCGATGAGTATGGAGATTGGAACATTGACGATATTGTTGAGCTAGAAAAGCCGTACACGTGCCCGAAGTTTGAGCCAGCAGAGGAAGAGCAAGACGATGAGATGTCGAAATGGGTCAAGCAAGTAAACAAGGATATCAGGGAGGGTATAGCATGAGAAAGTATCAGACAGTAGATTGTGCAGGATACTGGGAAGATGAGCCTGAGAGAATCCTCTACCCTGTAAGAATCGCTCTAGGTGAGTGGGACGGAGTAGAAGACCTAGAAGACGAGGAGATTTTCTTTTATATGGATGGAGAGCCGCTAAAGGTTGGAGCGATTGTCGCTGATAGTTTTGTCATTACTGAGATGGAGGAGGAAGCATGATTGACTTTCACGCAAAAACAGCTCCCACGCATGCACGCTGGGAAGTGGTACTCGACGGCGAAAACGTTTGGAGCTGTGACGGAGTTCCCGAGACTTTCGCAAGCGAGGATGAGGCTTACGAGGCTCTGAATGAATTCTTTGCAGAGTGTGACGATGCTGTTAAACTTGGCTATATGACTGACGGACATTACGAAGCACCTTATTTTATTAGGAGAGTAGAAGCATGAATCACAATATTATTTTTAATACTAAAGATGATCTCATCACGTGGATAGATGAGAACTTCCCCGATGCTAAGCTAGCTCATATAGGGTCTAATGGTGCACGATACGAGACTGATGATTGTACGCTAGAGACTAACGGCTTGAACTTACTACTAACATTCAAAACAATCTAGGAGGTTATATGTTTAGGAAAGAAAGATATTATGAGCCTGACGATGACGGCTATCCCGATGACTGGGACTGGAAGGTAGAGCAGTACGCTTTTGAGATGCTAAACGATGAGTATAACTATCGTGAACCCCATAACTGGTATGAGGGCTTAAGCGAGTGTGGTTATGATGAGTCAGAGTATCCTACTCCCTCGCACGCACCTGTGGAGGTTATCGAGAAAGTTTCAGTTTACTGGTATGATATAGCTTTTATGAAGGCTACTGAGTACTACGAAGAGAACCCCTACAATGATTAGCCCTGTATCGCCTATAATACCTATACCCTATCAATTACCGAAGAGGAGAGAAAATGACAAATCTACAAGCGGAAATGTTCCCCGAAGAGGCTAAGCTCGCATGGGAAGAGTTTTGCTATCACAATATGCTATGTGATACTGTTTGTATGATGGTAAAATATGGCTCAGAAAAAGTAATTATGGATATTATTGACATGTATAAATCTGCAGAGGCAGTAAAAAATGGTTGAGAATCTAATCAAACAACTTCGTGCCTACGCAGATAAGGATGAGTATGTCGTCACACGAAACTTACTCATTAGAGCTGCTGACGCACTTGAAGCTCAAGAGGATAACAGAGCTACGCTGTGGGCTAAAATGCTTAACGATAGTCAAAACTTTGTAGATGCAGAACGTTATCGCTGGTTGCGTGATGGTTCATGGGACGTGCCTCAAGACGTTATCGCACCTACTATCGTGCTTTGTGATGGGAAGATGTCTACGCACGTGTGGCTGACTGGTGACCACGTAGATAAATCCGTAGACGCATGGATGTCTAAAGAGTTTAAACGTAAGGAGTCTAAGAGTGAGTAAAGTTACTATTAACATTGATGTTGGTGTTTGGCTAAACAATAGAGGACAGATTCAGCTATTTGTTGGAGATGATCCTGAGCCTGTCGAGATGATTCCCTTGATTGATCTAGTACGCATGGAGATTGATTCGCATAAGGTCAGGCACGACCATCCGTTAGACTGGGAAGATGTCAAGAAAATGAATAAACTTAAAAAGGCTTTGATGCAATGCACTGCACTGCTTACGCAAGAGATTGTAAATGCTAAGTAAATACTGGGTTAGCGATGAGGATGGTATTGCCTTTAGATGGTTTTATACTAAGGCTGAAGCCCTCGCATTCGTTGGCACTAACGCATGGACTATCGAGCTACGCAAGGCTCCGAAGTTTGAATTTGAGGAGGCTCCATTTTGAATACGAATGAACCAGTAGCGTGGATGTGTAAAGATGATGATGTTATTACAGATAAATTTAAGAAATCAGGTAAAGGTGGTGATTGTTCTGATTACAACATTCCACTCTACACCCATCCAGCAAAAGAACTACACCTATCACTTCAAAAGACAGAGGATGGTGAGTTGGTAGCCGTTACCTATACGGATGATGAGCATAGGATTGTTGAAGTGCTTTGGCAAAAACCACCAGCAAAGACACTAACAGATAAGGAAATAATTGATATAGCTAAAGAACACATACATCAAAGACTTGAAGGAGAAAGATTTGGTTATGTTGAATTTGCTAGAGCAATACTAAGAAAGGCACAAGAGAAATGAATAGAGAAGACATTTTATTGATTATTTTTGCCGTATCTTCTGTGATTGATACTGCTATCAATATTTATAAAGAGTTAATTAAATGATTTACACGTATCAACAGATTGCAGATGAGTTAGGTATATCCCATCAAGCAGTTTGGGAGATTGAAAAAAGAGCTTTACTGAAAATAAGAAACATTTTAATTAAAAGAAACATATTAAAGGAACATTTATTATGACTGACGCAGAATTAAAAGCTATTTTAAATCGTGGTGGTATTGGTGAGGCATTATATGAAGGTGAAATTGGTGAGACCAATATGCCTACATGGTATAAACTAGCTGAAGCATTTAGAGATTATTATGATTTACAAAATTATACAGAATATAAAGAGATAATAGATAATGCAGATAATGCCTGAGAAGGACAGAGCCAGCACTTATTCGCCTGAAGAGATGGATTGTGAGTATGTTTCTTGGGATTGTGACAACGTCTCAGGAGAGGCTCTAGGAGGCGATGACGATGAAGATGAGGACTAGGTATCAACTTTGTGAGAACTCGTCTAAAAAGCATGTTTTAATCGATTTAAAAGGCACTGGAGACCTTGCATGAGATGCTATTGTTGTAATAATTTACTAACTGACTACGAAGCAACAATAAAGTCAGTGAATACTAACGATTTTCTAGACATGTGTCTAAAATGCTTAAAAACAGTCAAAGAAGATGTCCTATATAGAGATAGAATAGACTTACTAAGTAGTGAAGATATAGATGGTTTAGACTACATAGATCTAGATACCTACTTAGATGATTATTAAATTATTATTACTAAATTATTAACTATGTAGTATGTAGAACTAAATAGTATTAGGGTTTTCCCTAATTGACAGAGTATTATGTCTGTTTTAAAATAGAGTTTGAAATTGAGAAAGGATTTATTATGAAAACATTTAAAGACTGGGCTGGTCAAGAAATTATTTATGAGTTTCGTTATGAGCCTTTACATGAAGATACTGACGAGAAAAAATATACTTGTTATATTAAAGCTAATGGCATTGATGATGAATGGTTTCCAATCGGCAGTGGTAAAACAAAAGAGATTGCATTAAAGTATGCTATCCAAGAATGGAATTATTTTGATACAGTGGGTAGAGGTTAATGAGCAATTTAATAAAACATATTCCATGTCTTAAATGCGGTAGCTCCGATGGTAATGCTATTTATGACGATAATCACGAATATTGTTTTGTTTGTGGTAATCATATTAAAGGTGATGGAACAGAAAGTTATGTTGCACCTACAAGAAAGAAAAACATGTTAGAGATTAAAGGCAGTATTATGTCGATTAGCGACAGAGGCATTACTAGAGATACCTGCCAGCATTATGGTGTTACTCAAGATGATACTACCCAGTATTATCCCTATGCAGATTCAGAAGGTATTATTGTCGCTACTAAAAATCGTGTAGTTGAAACTAAAACTTTTGGTATCTCAGGTGAATGGAAAAACACTACCTTATTTGGTCAGCAGCTCTTTCCTAAAGGCGGTAAAACAGTCACCATCCACGAAGGCGAGCTAGACGCATTAGCAGGCTATCAGATGAGTGGTAGCAAGTACGCTAACGTGTCAGTACGCAACGGAGCACAAGCAGCTCTCAAGGACGTTAAAGCAGCTTACGAGTGGCTATCTTCCTTTGACAATATCTATATTTGCTTTGATGCTGACGAGCCAGGGGTCAAGGCTGCTAACGAGGTTGCTGAAATATTAGGCAGTAAGTGCAAAATTGTTAAGCACGCAGCAGGATTTAAAGATGCTTGTGATTATCTAGCAGTAGGTAAAGGAGCAGAGTATGTCAAACAATGGTGGGCAGCAGAGCAGTGGACACCTGATGGCATCATCGCTGGATCGACACTTTGGGAAGAGGTCAATCGTCCAGTTGAAAAGTCTTCAGCCTTGTATCCTTGGGCTGGAGTTAATGAACTTACCTATGGTATTAGGCCTGCAGAGCTTATTACAGTCACTGCTGGATCGGGACTTGGTAAGTCTCAATTCCTTAGAGAAATCCTTTGGCACTTGATTAAGACTACCGAAGATAATATTGGCTTAATGTTCATGGAAGAATCAGTGCGTAAGACTGCTCGTGGCATCATGTCTTTGCATTTGAATAAACCGTTACATCTACCTGACACGTTAGTGTCTCCTGAGGAGTTAAAAAATGCTTTCGATATTACTTTGGGTACTGATAGGTTGTTTTTTTGGGATAACTTTGGGTCTACTGATATTGACAATGTTATTAACAGAATTAGGTATTTTGCCAAAGCCGCTGACTGCCGTTATGTTTTTCTTGACCATATTTCTATGGTGGTCAGTGCTCAGTCGAACGGAGATGAGCGTAAGTCTATTGACGAGTTGATGACTAAACTTCGCATGTTGGTGCAGGAAACAGGAATTAGTTTGATTGCTGTATCACACCTTAAGCGTCCAGAGTCCAAAGGGCACGAAGAAGGTGCAGCGACAAGTCTGTCACAGTTACGTGGCTCAGGTGCAATTGCTCAGCTATCTGACATTGTGATTGGCTTAGTTCGTAACGCACAAGCTGAAGACCCTATTGAACGTAACACGACACGAGTCAGTATTTTAAAGAATCGATTCAGTGGTTTGACCAGTCCTCACTGTGCGAGTCTTCTCTATAACAAGGACACAGGTCGTATGCTTGAAATTCAGGAGAACTTATGAAAACGGTAAAAGTACCTGCAGTAAAGAAGTCTAGCGGTAAAATAGTCAAAGCTAAGTCTAAAAAACAAAGCCATGACGATTTAGAAACTAAAGGAGAGCGTGGCTTTATTCTTTCCGATGGTAAATTTGCTGGTCGTGAAGAGGCTGCAAAGGTAGCTAAGAAGGCTAAGCAAGTTTCTAAGTCTGTAAAGAAATTACATTCAGAAGATTTAAGGAAGAAAAAATGAGACGTGATGGCGGTAAAGGAGATAAGCCAAGACCATTTACAGATAAAGAACAATTCGATAAAAACTGGGATGCTATCTTTAAAAAGAAACCTGAAGAACAATGGGACCCTTACGAGTACTTATGTCCAAATTGTGTAAATCCTTGGAAATGTAATGGACCTCATATTGAGGATACTGAGTGAAGTTCTTTAAGATTGTCTTTACAATCCTTGGAATTATCTTTACAATAAATATTATACAAAGTGCAGTCGAGTATAATATAAGGCAGTCTGTTTATGCTTGTGAAGAAGTAACCAAAGCAGACCCTATTGATGTTCAAAAGATATGTGAGAGAAGATGGAGAAGAAAATGAGAAATGTTATAACAATGTTATTACTATGCTTGGCTTTCACAGCCCAAGCTGCCGATGGTCCTACGATTGTTACCCTGCCTGATGGAACGATTATGACTTGCTGGACTTTTGGTATAATTGTTCAATGCAGTTAGTATTAGATATTGAAACCAATTTAGCTC